CGTTTGCACCCCTCTTTGGAGCAAGCGGTTATGGACGCACGAAAGCTGAAGCTACCTACTACACCCACTTCAACGATAAGTACAAAGGCATAGCCAAGTGGCACAGGAAGTTAGGCGATGAAGCACTACGCTTCTTGAAGATAACAAACGTATCAGGTAGACAGTATGCTTTTCCCGATGTGACAAGACGACACAGTGGTGTACCAACGCACTTCACTATGATAAAGAACTATCCAGTGCAAGGCTTTGCTACTGGTGATGTAGTGCCAGTGGTACTCAATGAAATGCATGAACGTTTGCGACACATGAAGTCGTGTTTAGTTAATACTGTACACGATTCTATGGTGGTTGATGTACATCCTGACGAGAAAGATTTAGTATTGTCTATGGTGTGGACACTCAACCAAGATTTAAACAAAATAATAGAGGAGACATATGGAATAGACATGAATGTGCCTATGCTTTTAGAAGCAAAAATAGGTAAAAACTGGCTTGACACAGTTGATATATAGTGTATAACTAAGACTCTTTAACTCTATAGAAAAGGATATAGAATGAGTAATGAACTAGCAATAGCAACAGAGCGTGGTCAGTCGATGGCTGAACTTATGGGCGTGTCTATAAAGACAAGTAACTCAGAGTTCCTACCATCAATATCACGTTTAGGAATGTTGCATCAACCTATCATGGGTGAGGTAGATCTCAATGGTAAGATGATAAAGACAGAGGTAGTACCAGTAGGTGCATTCACCCTCAAGACAGGGGATGATACAGTCTACAGTAATGGTGCAACTGTACGTGTCTTTGCACAGCGCAACCAGTGGCAGCGTTGGAACAGTGACACCGAAGAGATGGAGAAGTCTGTTATGTCTAACTCCCTCAATGGTGACTTGAAGGATAGCATTGGTGGGTTCAACTTAGGTAGACCTACTGGTTACATCGAAGACTTCAATGCACTGGATGATGCAACCAAGCAAGTGATACGCTCAGTCAAGCGTGTCGTTGTGTACTACGGTACTGTTACACTGGACAGCCCTATGAATGAGAAGGGTGAGCCACTGGACAAAGTAGAGTCCATACCATTTGTCATGGATGTTAAGAATCGTGACAGCCTAAAGAGTATCAATGGTGTAATGAATAACTTCAAGAAGAAGAACATGTTACCCATCATGTCCACTATAAACTTAGAGGGTGTGGAAGATAGCATACCTACTGGTGCTAAGTTTGGTAAGATCAAGGCTACCACAGGTGACGCTGTTGAACTTGCTACTGAGGACAACGATACCCTCAAGGACTTCTTAGAACTCATTGAGTATAGCAATGGTAAGATACTTGACCTACACCATGATCGTGCAAACAATAAGATCTTGGATGGTGAGGCAGAACTTGTCGATGGTATTCTCAACAATGACTTTGTAGAAGTGGACGAGTAATGAACCACCCTGCTGAACTACAGGTCTTCAGCTATCTGCAAAAGGCCATGAAGGGTGAAGCTACAATGACAAAGGAGGTGGCCGAACAGGTTGCCTCCGATGTTAAAGCTGCCTTGGACAAACAGTTTAACTCGCCACCACGTGATGAGTTCAGACTACGTATGTCTAATATAGGCAGACCTAAGTGTCAGCTATGGTTCGAGAAGAATGATCCTGAAGATAAGATACCTTTACCTCCACACTTCCTGATGAACATGATACTAGGTGATCTAGTTGAGGCTGTGTTCAAAGGGCTGCTACGTGCAGCAGGTGCTGAGTTTAAAGACAACGATAGTGTCACACTCACACTGCCTGATGGACAGGAAATTAAGGGTGAGTACGACATGGAAATGGATGGTAAGATAGATGATGTAAAGTCTGCATCACCTTGGTCATACACTAACAAGTTTGAATCATTCGATACACTACAGAAGGGCGATGGCTTCGGTTATATACCACAATTAGTAGGCTATTCTAAGGCTGCAGGAAAGGAAGTAGGTGGCTGGTGGGTGGTCAACAAAGGCAACGGTGAGTTTAAGTATGTCAGTGCTTCGGAGGTTGACTCTGAGAAGGTAATAGAAGATATCCAGGAAACGGTAAATTACATAGAGAAAGATGAGCCGTTTGAGAGGTGCTTTGAGCCTGTACCTGAAACGTTCTACAAGAAAGCATCTGGTAATATGATACTCAATAGTTCCTGTAGATTTTGTAGCTTTAAAAATAAATGTTGGGATAGTTTAAAGACACTACCTTCAAGGGTATCGAAAGCAAAGAACCCACCTCAAGTTGATTATGTATATATAGGAGATCAATATGCCTAAACTTATGGTAACAATAGATAGTAAAGAAACCGAAGTACAAACAGATGACTTCACAGAAGAACAAACAGAAGCACACAATGAAGTTGTATATTTACAAAGAGAGATTGACAGAAATAATTACATCAATCAATTAATCGAAAAACGTAAGCTTGTACTGTTACAGAAGTTAGTTAGTAGTGACAAAGAGAAAGCATAACAAAAGGTTATACCGTAGTGGCCTTGAACAAGAGGCTGCTACGTTCTTAGAAGCTAGACAAAAGAAGGTAGAGTATGAGAAGATAAAGATAGAGTGGGAAGACTTACGCTATCGTACATACACTCCTGACTTTGAGTTAGACAACGGTATTATAATAGAAACCAAAGGAATATTTAGTGCAGCAGATAGACGCAAACATATAGAGATACAGAGACAGCACCCAAAGCTAGACATCAGGTTTGTATTCAGCAACGCTAAACAAAGATTATATAAAGGAGCCAAGTCTAGGTACTGTGATTGGTGTGACCAGAAAAACTTTAAGTGGGCGCATCGTGTAATACCTGAAGGGTGGATAATAGAAAAAGGCAACCGCATGAAAGTGCAGCGTGTCGTAGTTAAAAGGAGAGCCTAATGGCTTATGAAGTAAAAGACGGTGAGATAGCTATTATCGTCAGTCCTGACCTAGATGAAGATGGTGCATGGACAGGTATACTAAAGACAGGGTTAATCTTTGGAGAAGGTCAGCATCCCCTAGCTATGCGTAACGCTATGGACTATGCGTTAACTATGGCTGCTGCTTCAGAGGTACTAGAAGAATACCCTGAACTTGGTGAGTATTTTGATGACGCTAGACATAGGATACTAAAAGAAATGTTTCCAAAAGCGTATGCTGAATCAAAGCTTGCAGTCGATAAAGAAAACGAGTATACCACAGAAGGTAACGTAATTAAATTAACTAAATGGACAAAGACACTGGGTGAAGCATGAGTAAAGATAACGAAGAAGAGTTTACTATAGAAGAACTGTTCAAAGACTTTCCAGAGGACGATGATGAAATGTTTAAGGAAGACTTAGTAAATAGTCCACCACACTACAACAAGGGTGGAGTAGAATGCATTGATGCTATCATGGCTGCAACTAACCACAACAAAGAAGGATACCTACAAGGTAACATACTAAAGTACGTATGGAGGTATGACTACAAGGGTGGCTTAGAAGATTTGCAAAAGGCAGAATGGTATCTAAAAAAACTCATAGAGGTATACAAAGAGAAGCACAAATGATACGTAAGTTTAGTGTCACGTATGTGATGGAAGTAGATGAGGACAATAACTTCTTATCTGCTCACGAAGAAAGCCATAGAGAAGATGTGCATGACCTAGTAAATAATGTTATGCACGATGTAGATGACATAAAAATAAACAATTTAGTTGTGAAGGAAAGACAATGATAACACAGGAAGACATAGACCACTTTGCAGATATGCAATCACGAACTATAGATATGGGATACTATCAACAGGAAGCAGTAAAGACTGCTATCTATACTGACCCTATCATCTATCCTGCGTTGGGCTTAGGTAACGAAGCAGGTGAAGTACAAGGTAAAGTCAAGAAGATGTTGCGTGATGGTACGTTCAACAAGGATGCAATAGCTGCAGAGATTGGTGATGTGTTGTGGTATATTGCTGCATTATGTCGTGACTTAGAGTTAGACATGGCAGATGTAGCGTTAAAGAACTTGTCTAAGTTGAAGAGTAGACAGGAGAGAGGAACTATACAAGGAAGTGGAGACAACAGGTGACTGATATGACAGATATTTATATGGGCGCAACCATATTGTTCTGGTTAATTGTAATGATCGTATATGTGGTGTGGTATAGAAAATGAATTATTGTGATATGAAAGGCTTGATATGGCCTGTATTATTTTGTGTATTTGTAATAGTAGTATTGCCAGTGTTACTGGTAGATAACAAGAAGTATTGTAAACAAAGCATCGTTCCATGCTACCCTTGGAACAACGGAGGATTAGATGAGTAACTTACTACCAACAGACTATCAAAGTTTTATACACCAGTCACGTTACGCTAAGTATGTAGATGGTAAAGGCCGTGAGTCATGGGCTGAGACAGTAGGACGCTACATGGATAATGTAGTACGTCCGAAACTAGGTGACGATTCATGGAGCAATGAGATAGAGCAAGCTATTCTTAGCTTAGATGTAATGCCAAGCATGAGAGCCATGATGACTAGTGGTGCTGCATTGGACAGAGATAACACAGCAGGATACAACTGTAGCTATCTCCCAGTAGATGACCCTAAGTCCTTCGATGAAGCTATGTTTATACTACTGTGTGGTACTGGTGTAGGCTTCAGCGTAGAGCGTCAGTTTGTACAACAGCTACCTGAAGTACCTGAACTGTTTGACAGCGAGACTACCATTGTAGTCAAAGACAGCAAAGAAGGTTGGGCTAAAGCATACAGACAATTACTAGCATTACTGTGGGCAGGTGAAATACCAAAGTGGGATGTGTCACGTGTACGTCCTGCAGGGGCTAGGCTCAAAACATTTGGTGGTAGAGCTAGTGGTCCTGGACCTCTTGTTGAGTTGTTTAACTTCTCAGTTACGACATTTAAAAATGCACAAGGACGTAAGCTTTCCTCTATGGAATGTCATGACTTGATGTGTTTCATTGGTCAGATAGTTGTGGTGGGTGGTGTCAGACGCAGTGCTATGATCTCTCTGTCTAACCTTAGTGATGACCGTATGCGTCACGCTAAGTCAGGACAGTGGTGGGAAACAGCACCACACAGAGCATTAGCAAACAACAGTGTATCCTATACAGAGAAGCCTGACATAGAAACATTTATGCGTGAGTGGACTGCGTTGGTAGAAAGTAAATCAGGTGAGAGAGGTATATTTAATCGTGAAGCATCTAAGAATCAAGCTGCAAAATATGGTAGGCGTGATCCTGACTGGCAGTTTGGAACTAATCCGTGTAGTGAAATCATACTTAGACCCTACCAGTTTTGTAATCTTACGGAAGTTGTTGTTCGTGCCACTGATACGCTTAAAGACTTGGAGCGTAAAGTCAAACTCGCCACAATACTTGGCACAATCCAAAGCTCGTACACAAAGTTTCCTTACTTGCGGAAAGTGTGGCAACGTAATACTGAAGAAGAACGTTTGCTTGGTGTGTCTCTGACAGGTATCATGGACAACCCATTAATGACTACAGAAAACAGTAAACTTGCAGGAGTATTAAATGAATTACGAACTGTCGCAGTGGCTATTAATGATGAATATGCTTCTCTGCTTGGTATACCTGCTTCTGCTGCTATTACCTGCGTCAAGCCTTCAGGTACTGTCTCGCAGTTGGTGGACAGTGCCAGTGGTATACATGCTCGTCACTCTCCATATTACATCCGTACTGTACGAGGTGATAATAAAGACCCACTTACACAGTTTATGATAGATCAAAAAGTTCCTAATGAGCCTTGTGTATTTAAGAGTGACACTACAACTGTGTTTAGCTTCCCTGTCAAATCACCAGAGATGGCTATAACACGCAACGATATGACTGCTATTGAACAGCTAGAGACTTGGCTCATGTACCAACGCTATTGGTGTGAGCATAAACCCTCAGTTACAATTTCAGTACGTGATGATGAATGGCTTGAGGTAGGAGCCTTTGTCTATAAACACTTCGATGAAATGTCGGGTGTATCTTTCCTACCACACTCAGACCATACCTATCAGCAAGCACCTTATCAAGATTGTGGTAAGCATGATTACGAATTTCTACTATCATGTATGCCAGAAAAGATTGACTGGAATAAGCTTTCAGAGTATGAACAAGAAGACAACACGAAGTCGAGTCAAACATTTGCTTGCTCTGGTGACGTGTGTGAAATAGTCGATATAACATAAGGAATATAATATGGACGTATTAGCAACAGCAATAATAGTTTTCTTTGGCACATTTAGTGTAGCAGAGAAGTATCTTGAACCTTGGGTCAACGATAAAGTTGAACAGTATTACGAAGCAAAGGAATAGTATATGGCTTGGATTTTAGTAGCACTCTTTATGTTTGATGGAGAGCCAATGGTTATGTCCGACAACATCTTATATGAAAGTAGAGATAAATGTAATGTGGCTGCAGATATACGTAGCAAATATTTAGATGCTACTAGGCCACCATCTATGTCTGAAGCAGACTACTGGGTATGGTGTACTCAAATACCACAGGAGGTATAATGAAACTAGAACGTGAAGCTACAAATTACATGGAGGCCAAGCGTGAACAGTTCAAGAATGACTTGAACACTGCCATAAGAGTAGTAGACAAGTTCCTATTAGACAACCTTGAGGATAATAACCAACGCAGGAAAGCTAGAGATAAACTCCTTGAGTGTAAGATGTGGGCAGGACATAGTTATACAAAATAAAAAGGGCGCATTAAGCGCCCCTTCTTTTATACACAGTCACAAGTTGTACTGCACTTTTTATTTCTCAAGGCACACCATAGCCTTTTTAGATACCTTCTCATAGGTCACCTCCTTTATAGTTTAGCTACCTCTTCATTTACGTCTGTTATATAATTTCCTATCTGTATGAAAAGATCAAGCTCTTGCCAACTTAGGTCTTCTAGTTTTCCTGTAATTCCGTAGCTTTCTTCTAGCATTTTAAAAGCTTCTCTTTTTACTTCTTTCTTAAATTTTCTAGAAGCTTTTCTAGCTTTACTTAATACAGGAGTGGTTCCATCTCCATACGTATCCATCCTATCACGAACCAATTCTTTAACTCGGTTCAATGTGTTTGTAAGCTGGTCACGCTTATTAGCTAGGTTAGCTTTTTGAAAGCTAGGCTTATTCAGTAGTTCTTTTGTATATACCTCTAACATGGGGGCAAGCATACCGTTAAATATTTTATCGTAAGCTGGCATGTTTGTTCTTTCACTAGCACTCCACGTAGCCATGTCTGCCATTGAGTATGCTAACTCTGTAGAAGTTCTACTAGGTTTTATTGTAAGACCAAACATACGTGCCAAAGGATTAACATCATACACATCTCCTGCTCTTGTACTTACACTTAGTTCATCCCCTGTCAAAGCCTTATTAACAGATTCAAATTCTCTACCTGTTACACCTTCTACTGAATCAACAAGCGCTTCAAAGATGTTATCAACATACTTAGTAGCTGACTGTGTAAACACAGCACCACCTTCTGCCTGTCGTACATCTTTAGCTGTGTCTGTGCCTGTAGCAAAACCTACAGCTTTATTGAGTACATCTAAAGGACGAGTAAAGCCTGAGATAAAGTTACCACCTACTTTGTAGAAACCATCTATAGAGGCTGCTCTCTTGTCTACATCTACATTAGTTAATACATCTAACAGATTGTTTATGTCGTTGCCAAACTGTGCGTCACGTGCAAGCTGACCTACAACTAACTGTGTGCCTATTTCTTTTTGTAAGTCTGCTGATACCTGCTCACCATTTCTCATAGTGTTCAGAACTCTACCTGCAGCTAACCATATAGAAAAAGGAAACGTGTTCTTAGCATCTATAATAGTACCACCGCCAACGTCTACTTCATATACACCTAAACCTTTTTCTCTTCTCTCATTATCAAAATCCATAGACAATCGTAGAGCAGTGCTACCCACAACCATACGAGCAAAAGCATCTCTGTCTGTTACGTCAGGTTCTTTGGTGTAAAGGTTTCTAGCAAACTTATAGAACTGCTGAGGTGCAGCTAGTGGTGACCACTGATAGGTTGTAGCTAAAACATTGTTGAAGAACCTACCAAAAGGTAGAAGCGTACCAAAACCTGGAGTGTTAGAAAAAGTTTCAGCAAACTTAGCTGTAGTACGTAGTAGCTCTGGTGTCTCATTTGTTGTGTAATCTTTTGCAAACACAGACTTGAGTGTACTGTCCAGCGCACCTTGCACAGCTTCTACATCAGGTTCTTCTCCTTTTATTATAGCTTCTTTTAGAGTCATATTTTTATTCAGTCTTAGATACTTATCCATCTCTGTCATAAACATCTGAGACTTAGTAAAGCTATCTTGTATACGTACTCCTGATGCATTGCTTGCTGCTCTCGCTGCTGCTTCTACGTTCTGATACAATTTATTATTAGGGTTTATATTGTATCTTTCTGCTGTAGCCTCAACACCACCAGCCATAGTTTCAAATAAGCTTTTCTTTATTGACTCATTATTAGCATCATTTAAAAAATCCATGTATGTATCATGTGTAGTGTAAGGGTCAAGTAAGTTACGGAACTTTTGTGACTGTATCTGAGTTAATACACGTGCTTGACGTGCTGTCTCTCTAGCAGCAGCCGTGTTGTATGTCATTTGACCCATAGCTTTCATGCCTAACATAGTAGAGTTAAACAAGTCAGCCATGCTCTGACCTACGTAGTACTGAGCAAAGCCAGCCACGTTGATCATGGTAGTAGCAGGAGATGATACAAGTAAACGTTTCCATACAGACTGTCCATACTTTAACGGCTGTGATGCTTTTAGTTTTTTAACTTCGTTGACAGCATCTTCTATGTCATCTTCCATAGTACGTTTAGCTTTGTCTCCTGCAGCTACTATTCCTGTATCTATAATTCTACGTGCTTGTGACATTACAGCTAGTGTTTTACCTGCTTCAGATATATCCTTAGCCAGTAAATCTCTTAGCTCTGTGCCTCCATCTTCACTTATCTCTCCTAGCTTTAGGTCTGTGTATTTACCCATAGATTTGTTAATTTCAACAAGGTCTTCTTCAGGTAAGAACCTAACTACATTAGTTATGACATCAGCTACCTTTTTATTTTTTGGTATCTTTCTACCTTTGTCATGTAGTATCTTTGCCAAGCCTCCCTTACCATCTTCTCCTAGTGTGATAGTCTTAACTAAATCAGATGGCATAACAGCAGTGTTTATCTCATACCCTCTGGCTACTTTCTCATTCCATTTTTTAACATCTTGTTTTATTTGTTTTGCTACAGCTTTAGAATCTTTCTTTGAAAACGTAGCTGAGTTACTTTCTATAGCAGAGTTAGCTATTCTTTCTAAAGTATTACCTGTGTCTGCAAAACCAGACGCCCCACGAAACTTACCAAAGCCTAGCTGTGCTGCACCTGCTACACCACCTAGCAATGAAGAGAAAGCTGTTTGTGTTTTACTAAACTGTTCTTGTGCGCCAGCTTGCATCAAAGTATTTTGAGCTAGTACATCTTGCATTACCGCAAAACCTGCATCACCTACAACCGTAGCTTTCAAAGCAGTTCTACCTGCTTGTTTAAAAAGATCCTCTTGTTTAGCTTTCATAGCATCAAAAGCTATACTTCTGCGTCCTTCTTTTGTTACCTGCTTAGTTACTTTTTCTGCTACTTTTTTAGATTGATACTTTGATACACCAGAATTAATTGCTCTCTTAGTAGCTTCCATCCCTGCTTTCTTAGCAGCTTTTCTAATTTGTTCTTTAGATGCACCATCTCTAGCGGCTTGCAGTCCTGCTCTCTTTATACTCTCTTTAATAACTTTTTTACCTGTTATTGAATAGCTACCTGCAGCAAGCCTACCAACACCACCAGTAATTAAACCTAAATAGTTTGTAGGGTCTTTAGCTGCTGCAAAGATATAATCCTTCACACCATCAACAGCGCCCATCGCCCCATCATTTTGAAACACGTTACCTAGCTGTTCATATATCTCATAGGCTTTACCAGCCCTTGCTTTAGTTTTATCATCAGCTTTATTTATAAATCTAAGTTCACCTGTAGTTGTTACAGTGTTTGCATTGAAGTAACGCATGTGCTGTACAAAATCATCAATTACTTCTTCGTCAGGTTTATCTCTGTAGTCAGCACCTTTACGTTCTACCATGTAGCTACGTATGGGTGTAACGTATTGGTATTTAGTTAGGTCATCTTTTTTAAGAGTAAGGTTTTTATCTATATAAAAGTCTTCTTCTCTTTCAGGCGCAAGATCAGGAGTAGGCTTGAAACTTTCACCTAATAGATTTCCATATTTCTGTTTTTGTTCTGCAAAACTTGCCATATTATCTCTCTATAACTTAGGTGATCCATCAAAGTTGTGAGTTTCTCCGTAGAGTATATCCCACGCTTCTCTTGCTGTTACTTTCTTTTTCTTTCCAGTCCTAACACCAGTAGATGTCCTTGCGTCTACCTCTTTATTTTTAGGGCCACCTGCATCAGGTCTTGGGTCTACCATAATCTTTTCACCTGTGACAGGATCTAGCTTACCTGCATACTTTCTATCCCATCCTCTTGTACGAGCATTAAGTGCATCAGTGCTTATTCCTAAGACCGCCCTACCTTCTGGCCTTGGTATAGGCGTGAAGTCTGTTTCTTCTGGAGGTAGCGTTGTTTCTTCAGTTTCTGGATCGGGCGTTTGCGTTTGGGTAGTTTCTTGGACACCTGCTTGTGTTCTTGCTTCTGCTTCATCCATTCCAGTTCTAATTGCTTCTGCGCTACCAAGATTTTCCTCTCTATCAGTTAACTGTGTATCGTCCTCATCAACTCCATTAAAACTTTTTAATAATTCTAATTGGTCTTTTACAAACTGCTCACCCATAATCTTTTCAATTAGATCTACAGATGGTTGATGATCA